CATCGTGATCCTGTAATATCTCTTTGATGGCTATCTTTTAACCTATGTTGACTACATTCTCAAGCTTATAGTACTAAGCGTGATCTTTGTTTTATATTGTGATAATGTGAATATTGTAAAGTGATCCAAAACTCACATAATCAACATTATCAGATTGATTTATTTAAAATAATTGTTACATTAAGTATATTATTTTAAAAAGTGATCGAAAATCAAACACTTAAATATGTCAGAATATATTCCTATTTTTTTTACTGCCCAATGTCAGTCAGATGAGCAAATTCTTAAGATTAGAAATAATCTGTTAGATGCCTTTGATGCTGAGATGCTAATTCAAGGTACTGATGATAATCAGGACTACCTTGATTTGGTTGACAGCTATGTAGCTGTTTATAAATTCTTAACAGAAAAATTTAACGGTGATTCTGGTATTGAGACTGTAACTCTAAAACAAAGTGAGCCTTCATTTGTTCTAGCTTATGACAAATATGGCGATTCAACTAGAGCTGATGAGATAGCTGAGCGTAATGATGTTATCAACCCTCTTTTTATGCCAGTAGGTGATTTTACCGTATCAAGAAAATAGCTCTTTTCTAATTCTTCACTAAGTTTTTTGAACCTATAATTGGATTAAAAGACAAGTGAGGTTTATATGAAAAAGTTAGTTATCGCTTTATTTGCTATATCTTTAGGTTTATTCAGTATTCCTTCATATGCTATTTGGGAGGGAGTGAATGAATTGCCTTCATGGGATGATTATGTCAAAGAACATCCTAACAGAGGAAGGGAACAAATTGAAAAAATGCTACAAGATAGTGCCAAATCTGATTGGAAACGTATTATTAGATCTCAGCCTGAAGTTTTTGACATGACTATTGATGGCAAAACTAGAGAATGTTACTACGAAGGTAAAAATATAATTTGTGAGTAGATATGGAGTAAGGCAAGATTTATATGAAAAGGTTGGTTATATTACTGATTACCATTGTATCCTTAGGGTTGTTTAGCTCTTCTGCATGGGCGATTGCTGATGATTACTATAGTTTACCTACATTAGAAGATACTTATAAAAATAGAGATTTGGCAAAAGAACGATTTAATAAAGATATGAATACTTTAAAAGGCTCTGATTGGAAACGCATTATTAGATCTCAACCTGAAGTGTTTGATATGACCATTGATGGTAAGACAAGAGAATGTTACTACGAAGGCAAAAACATAATTTGTGAGTAGATATGGAGTAAGGCGAGATTTATATGAAAAGGTTAGTTATATTACTGATTACCATTGTATCTTTAGGTTTATTTAGTACATCTGCATGGGCGATTGCAAAAGATGCAGATGAAGGTCCTGATTTTTATGATATTTATAAAGATGGAACAATTACAAAGCAATATATTGATAAAGCATTAAAAGATCTTGCTAAATCAGATTGGAAACGTATCACTAGATCTCAACCTGAAGTATTTGAGATGACTATTGATGGTAAAACAAGAGAGTGTTATTACGAAGGTAAAAACATAATTTGTGAATAGATATGAATGACAATGAAGTATCATTAAAAGTTAATGGAGTTAAATACAAGTTTTGGACATCTGTTAGTATCACTTCAGAATTGAACACTATAGCTCCAGCTTTTTCAGTAAATGCCTTTTCAAAGTCTTCTTTGATGATTGAAGGGCTAAAATCTGGTCGACCTGTTACAGTAAAAATAGGTGAAGATACTGTTCTTACAGGTTACATTGAACAAACTCCTGTAAGCTATTCTGCAACTTCTGCTAACGTAGGCATTGCAGGTCGCAGTAAGACCTGTGATTTAATCGACTGCACTGTAATGGTCGATGATCCTAATATCTCTTATGAAAAGCCTAATACTTCAAATTCAAACTATGTAAGTTGTCCTCAAAATGCTGCAACTGAATATAAGAACGTTGCTCTTGAAACTATTATCGCTCAGTTAATCATGCCTTATGGTATTAAGCTTGTTAATGAAACAAAGCCTTTAACTAAGAAACGTAATTTCTCAGCAAAGCATGAAGATACTGTATTAAAGGCTCTACAAAACCTCACATCTACAGAGAATTTGCTTTTTTACGGTAATGAAAAAGGTGATCTTGTAGTTACTGAAAAGGCAAGCTCACAGCTGATGATGCTTTAGTACTTGGTCAGAATATCCTTACAGGTGATGCCAGCTTTGATGCAAGTAAGATTTATAAATACTATCGAGCTGTAGGGCAAGATAAAGGTGTAACCGGCAAAACAGGTCATGCTGCAAGCAACCATAATTACACAGCTGTGGATGATAATGTTTCAAGAACTCGTCTTTTAACAAAGAAAGTTCAAGGTGCAGCAGATACAGCAAAATGCAAAGTTACAGCTGAAGGTGATCGTGATTACAACCATGACCAATACTTTAAGATCACTTACAAAGGCCAAGGTTGGCGTCAGTCTACAGGAAAACTTTGGAAGATTAACTCTTTGGTTGATATCAAAGATGATTTTTTAGGCATTGATACTCAACGATCACAAAAGTTTTTAATTACTCGTGTTGTTTTTAATCTAACTGAAAATGAGGGGATGACAACCACTCTTGATGTAATACCTCCTAACGGCTGGAGATTGGAAACTGAGAATGATAAAGAAGATCCTAAAAAGGTCATTATCAAGAAAAGTAGTAACTCCTCAGCTGATTTTTCATGGATAAACAAAAAGCAAGATTTTATGAGTGCATAAATGGCAGCAGATATTGAGCGCGGTACAGTAATCATCTCTAAAAATGATGATGAGTTTAGAGAACTTCAGGTAGAACATCAGAGCGGTGAAGTTCGTCAAGATGTTGAGCAAATGGAGCCTTATGGTTTCAGTTCAGAACCTTATACAGACGGTAAGACAGATGCAATTAATCTCTTCTTTGATGATGAACGCAATCATGGTGTAGTTATTAATGTTTCAGACAGGCGCTATCGAATCACTCAGATGAAGACAGGTGAAGTTGTTATCTACGATGATAAGAAACGTCATGTATATTTAAAACGTGATGGTATAGAAATTGACGGTGTAGATGATCCAATAACAGTAAAAACAACAAACGACATTATAGCTAAGTGCGATAACTTAACTGCAACCTGTAAAAGTGCTGCATCGGTTAACTGCGACACCTCATCTGTTACTTGCAAAACATCTGCAACCGTAACTGCTCCAACAATTATGCTTGACGGAAATGTAACTGTTACAGGCACTCTAATTACAGGCACAAAAGGTGGTGGTATGGCATCATTTGGCGGTACTGTTAATGCTAAGGGCTTAATTCATTCAGAAGATGATATTACAGCCGGATCAATCAGTCTGCAGCACCATGTTCATACTGGTGTTCAAGGTGGCAACGAAAATACAGGAACCCCAAGTTAATGAATATATCAGAAAGAATAATCCCAGTATGGTCATTTGACAAAGGATCATGGTACAGAACTGATGATCTTTGCAGTTTATTTGACAATATTGTTTATTGTCATGATAAGTCGTATCGATGTACTTCGGCTGAAGACATATTTGGAGTTAAATGTTATTACATACAGAAAGACGGTTTATTCCGTCTTTTTGATTTTTCGGCCAGCCATATTTGCAGAAAACAGTTAAAGAGGCTTGAGTATTTATGCAGATGTTCTTAAACAACTCACTTGTAACAGCAGATATGAATGACAGCCTTTCAAGGGCTGTTGTTATCAGCCTGTTCACATGGAGACTTGCAGACACTGGAGACGTTTATGACGGTTCTAATAAATACGGCTGGTGGGGTGATACCTATCCTGTCGAGCCAGGTGACAAAATTGGCTCTAAGTTATGGCAACTCTTAAGACGTAAGCTGACTGATGATGTTATAGCAGAGGTTGAAGAGGTTTCAAGAGATTCTCTTCAGTGGATGATAGATGACGGTATCTGCTCAAATGTAGATGTATCTGTAGAGCGTTCTGAAATTAACAGAGTGAATATCAGTGTTGTATTAACAGTTGACGGTAAACAGACAAGTTATAAGTTTAAAGAGGTATAAATGAATAATTTAAGGCCAAAATTGAGTGACATCATCACAAGAATTGAGAATGATGCAAAATCACGCTTAACTTCAGAAGAATTAAGACGCTCTGACTTATCTGTTTTTATCCGTGTCATTGCTGGTGTGTCTCATTCAATTTATGCAGCACTTGATTATTACAAAAATCAGCTGTTTTCCGATTCAGCTGAAACGGCTTATCTTGAAAGGCGAGCTTCTATTTTTAATCAGACTAGAAAAACAGCAACTAAAGCAACGGGAGAAGTTAAGTTTAACTATTATAACGACGTTGTGGATGTCCCTGTAGGCACCCTGTTGCAGTCTCAGTCTGGCGTACAGTATCAGTTAGGAGTAGGCAATTACTCTAATGTTATTCAGAATTGGAGAAATGCAGGACATGCTGTACTTAATTCATTCTGATGAATTAAGTACAACCTCATCAGTCACCAGCACTGCTCTTGGGACATCTCAAGGAACTGCTCAAGGTACGGTTCAAGGAACAGCAGTTGATTTTAGGCAGACTGATATTAACACTCAGAAATCAGAATTAGCTGAAGCTGTAAAAACTTCAGTAAGGCTTACTTACTTGCTCAGTTAGCCGGTATTGTTTCTCTTGTCGGAACAAACCTGGATGGTGAGAGTGACGGAGACATTGACACAGCCGGTAATACCAAATCTGAAGATGAAATCCTTGCACTTCGTAATGAAGTTCTTTCAGTTATTGAAGCTGAAATGATATATCATGGTACTGATGACAGTAATTTGTATGCAAGTCTGGAGGAACTCTACAGCAATGTATATCATTACTTTACAAATGAGGTTCTAGCAGATGGTAAAACCATAACTGTAACTCCAAAAGAGCCACAGCCTACTTTGGTTTTAGCTTATGAACAGTATGGCGATACCAGCAGAGTGGATGAAATCATAAGACGTAATAACATTCATTTTCCTTTGTTCATGCAAAAGGTACCAATCAGAATTACAAAATCTGTATCTTAGTGTTTTAACCATTAATTTTTAGACTATAATTCAAGAAAAGAAGGATAGTTGCTATGAAAAAATTAATAGTTTTAATTGCTTTGTTATCATCAATCGGATGTGCAAATGCTTATTGTTCTCCAAAAGATGGCTTTACAGAAGATTGTAATTGGGAAGATGAGGACTTTGCACAACTTGGTTCATTGGAAGACCAGTTAAAAGTAGCTAGAGTCAATAGTATGATTGATCCTATGAGTAGAGGAACGAAAGTAACGATCGACGGCAAAGAATATCGCTGTATACAGCATTCTGATGATTCCATTGAATGTGAAAAATATTAGTTTTTAATTTGTTATGGAGGCCCACTTAATTGTGGGCTTTTTTATGGTCAATAAAAACACAGTACAGCTTAAAGTTAACAGTTCAAATACCTATAACTACTGGTCATCTGTATCTATTACTTCAGAGATTAACGCGTTATCTAGAACTTTTCAGCTGGACATAACTCCAAAAGTTTATGCCCAAAGTGAAATTCCAAAGTTTACTTCTGGTGATGAAATCCAGCTTACAATAGGAGATGATCTTGTACTGACAGGCTTTATTGACTCAACTCCAATCAGTTATAACGGTACATCAGTGACAGCTTCAGTTGTTGGCAGAAGTAAGACAGAGGATTTAGTAGACTGTAACGTAGCTCCACAGGGATATGACTTATCAAGCATTAAAAATAATTCTTGGACAAAGAATATTAACGGAGGCAAAACTTTTGTAGAGCCTAATATTACAAAGGCTGTTACTCAGTTTAAAAACATCCCTTTAAAGCTTGCTGTATCTCAGTTAATAGCTCCTTATGGAATAAAACTTGTCTGTGAGTCAAACAAGGCTGCGGTTAATTCAAATGTTCACTCAACTGTTAAAAACAGTGAAACAGTTTTTAAGGCAATTCAGAATTTAACCAAATCATCAGGTCTATATTTTATGGATGATGAGTATGGCAATCTGGTAATTGCTGATACTGACGATCCGAAATCATCTGGTGCAACATTAGAATTAGGCACCAACATTCTGACAGCATCTGCACAGAAAGATTACACTCAGCGCTTTTCTCATTACTGGTATGACAATGATCAGAAGGGCAATAATAAGAAGTTTGGTGATGACCTGCAGCAAATTTCTAAATGCCAAGATGAGAAAATTAAAAGATTCAGATTCTATCGCTACAAAGAGCAGACCATGAACGGTGGCATATCAAATGGACCAGAACAGGAAGCAAAATATCGAGAAGCTCAATCTAAAAAAATTACATATACAGTTTTAGGATGGCGTACAGGGAAAGATGGCCTTGAATGTGATTTGAGGAAGGTAAACACTTTAGTCAAAATTAAACCTGTAACTCTTTAAGAACAGACGCTAACTGTGAGTAATGAATAGAAGGTCTGTTTTTGATAACCGTCTTAACAGGGAATACAGAGTAAAGATTTTGGAAGTGAAGCTCTTTTACATAACCAATATTTAAAGCGTAGATGTCAATCTCTTTAATGTACATACAAATACGCTTAATAGTTTCGTACTTACCTCTGGTATAAAGATCTTGTTTTAAGATCTCAACAAAAGCTACAGGAGTAATAGCTTTGTAGTCAATCTTACCTAATGAAGGTAGGATATAGCGCTCAATGCGGTTAGAGATGTCCTGCCAATTCTTTACTTTAACCTTCTTAACTTCAATCCACTCATAGTAGATCTCTTCAAATGTATGTACCTTTTCTTTAATAACAGGTGAACCTTCAAATTTAGCTTGGGCTTTTAAAAGAGATAACTACTCTCTAGCTTCTTTGATAGATAACTCATGGAATGATCCTAGTTTCTTACTTATCTTTTTATCATCAGATCTAAAATTAGCAATCCAATTTTTAATACTTGAGGGTAGTATGCGCAGGTATAAGCCATTACCATCAGCTAAGTTGTATTCCTTATCTTTTGCCTGAGCTTTTTTTTCTAAAAATGTAAGCATAAATGCTCCTGAATTATCCATGTGGTGTTTAGCCGTTTTTGTGACTGTACATTTGTAAACGCCACATTAGCGCCACATATTGTAGCATTTATTTGATACTAGCTATGATAGTAGCTCTGCTAGTATCACCGATTTTTAACGATTATTTTATTGAAAATTAAGAAAAAAAATAGAAAGGATAATTAGCTGATTTTAGATACAAAAAAGCACCTAAAAGGTGCTATGGCGGTGAGAACGTCCATCATTTTTGGCTATTTATTTATTGATTTATAAAATAATATAGCCTACTAGACTGGGTGTATGGCGCTTGTATGGCGGTGGATCCCACGTGATTCAGCACACTCATTTTTCTCTATTATCACACAATTTAGGCAGTATCTCTACTGCCTTAAACTCACTTCTTTAAGATTGTATCCACAATAAATCTGCTTGTGGTTTTGTCTGATGATTTTGCAAGCTCTTTAATCTGATTCATCTCATCTTCAGTACAGACAACAACAATGCGCCCTGATTTCTTAAGTTCTGGTGCTTTGTTAGGGCCTGTGGTTCCAACAGGACGTCCTGCACCTTCTCTGTATCCACCTCTCATGATTAACCTCCCTAAAAGAATTTTGTGTATATAGTCTCAATTAACCTAATTGCATCAATAGTAATTAAAATAATTAACAGCACTAAGATCCAATCAAGTTTATCTAATTTTTTCATTGTATTTTCTCCAATCTTAACTTAAACTTTAAGTAAGCCCTTAGGCCTCCAACCTAAGGGCTGATGTTTAGAAGAAGTGGTCAAGTATCCAAAGAATAATCTGTATCAGTATGTCTAGCACTGCGATTATTATGGCGCTTGACCATTTACGTTTGCGGGATTGCTTACGTTTCTTTTTGTCTTTCATCTCTCACCTCCTTATGTTTATAATTATATATTATTGATTATTTAAAGTCAAGCAAATAATCTATAAATATATTAAAAATCATGTTTATTATAATAATTTTGTGATTGTGATATTTAGCTAGACCGAAAGCAATAAAATGTTTTAAACTATAAGAGAAGTTTTTGGAGTCACTATGAATTTATTTGCATCTTTTTCAAATGGTGTTTCAGCTATGACTGATAGCCTATTTATAGATCCTCCTTCTTTTAAGTCTGGCTTTTTAATTGATAAAAGAAAATTGAATAGTGATTTTAATAAGTTCAATCTAGATTTAAAAAAAGGAATAACAGCAATTGAGCAGAAAGAACGGATTAAAAACAACCCAGACAAATGAAAACGGTCTGAACAATCAACTTGAGATTGTTTCACAGGAAGACAATAATCCTCTTCCTCCTGTGGAGCAACTCGAGCGTCTTCATGGTTTTAGACCTGATTTAGTTGATAAAGTTGTAGATGCTGCATTAAAAGAAACTGAACATCGCCATAAAATGGAATCAGAACAGTTTGCTTTCTTTAAATCGGAAACTGTCAAAAACAGGTGGCTAGTAGGTGCTATAACTGTTTTATGTTTAGTTGTTACTGTGGTATTAGGTATTCTGGGTAAAGAGATTTCTGCTCTTGGATCTTGTTTCTTTCCTGTCATGTTAGTCTTATCGAGATTTTTTAAACGATAACAACACATTGATAGTGTTTTAGACCCAAAATAAAACAAGGAGGATATATGAAAGAAATCTTATTAGATAGTATTGATATAGCCTCATTTATCGTTAAACACTGTGCTGTATCTAACTACTTTATCAATCTTACAAAACTGCAAAAACTTTTATATTGCTGCTATGGTGTAATGCTGGCTGCATTCGATGAACGTATTTGTACAGAACATCCAAAAGCATGGCCACACGGTCCAGTATTCCCTAGAGTATATAATGTAACTTCTAAAAACAGAGACGGTTTTGTTCAATATTTACTTGAATACAAAGATAAATGCAAAAACCTTCTTTCAGAAGACGAAAGAGTTTTACTAAAAAAAGTTATTGATGCATATGCAAAATATCCCGCTGGTAAATTGGTTGAATGGACACATTTACCAGACAGCCCATGGTCTTATACTGTGAAAAATACAGGAATGCATTCATCATTAGATGATTCGGTTATTAAGAGTTATTTTGAAAAAAGGTTAATAAAGCATGCCTCAGACAAGTGATATTGACACAAAAGAGCTTGATAAATTACAGGGAAGTTTTGTTCAGGAGGAATCAGGTGAAAACCAAGATGACTCTTTGGAACAAAAAGTAGCTAAAAGTTTAAGTTTTTACAAAAAAGTATTAAGGTATGCATTATTTCTTGTAGGTATTATCATTATTGCTGTTTTTGTCTGTAGATATCTTCATCTTATAAACAGCAATGAAAAAATAATATCAATATATCTGCAAACTGTAGATTGGCATGTCTATGTAATTTATGGAATATCATTAGCGTTTACAGGCTCAATGATAGCAACTATCTTTTTATCTCTGTTAAGTTATTTAAAATTCCTGTCAAAGAATAAAAATTAAAACAGTATGAGGCGGTATCTCTACCGCCTTTCTATATTAAGCACTAACCACAAGTTCACCTTTCTTTGATTTAGTAGTATTAAACCTCTTTAATCTTTGGCAGCTTACTTCTGGAGCTGTAGCTGACTCATAAAGACGAGCAAGAGGAAGATCTTGGATAGTACATACCAGTGCTGCAAGCTGAGACTGTAGCTTAGTAACCTTTCTGAAAACCTGTAAGACATCTGGCTTAAACATATCATGGAAGTAGATCATGTGATCAATTGCAGTAGCCTCATCCTCAGTGATTGTTAATCTATCATCTGCCTTTGGTTGCTTGTCTGTAGTATCTGTAGATTTATTGAGCGCGATAGCATAGCCTTGCTTAAATGCACGTTGGGCAATATTAACAGCTGCAACTAAAGCCTCATCTGAGATGTTGTACTTCTGGCATAAGTCAGTAAGCTGCTTTACATACCAGCAGCGTTTTTGAGATTCAGCCTCAGCCTCATGATCATCAACATGAGTTTTATTTGCAACATAGGCACCTTGAGCGCGAATTGAAGGTAATACTTCATTACAAATCCACTGACGGAACTCACGGGCAATCTTAGAGTTAGATCTCATCATTACGAAGTAGAGCTGAGGCTCGGTGATCATGGTGAACTCTTTTACTCCGTAGCCAGTGTCAAAGCTACATGAATTTAATTCACCCAGCTCAAACTCTTCTTTTATCTGATTAGCTGTCTTTGCTGGTGTAGTTAAGTTAAGAGATGTACATACATCAGCCAGGCAAAAGAGCACTTCACCTTTATCGTTCTGTTCTACACGGATATTTGAGTTGTGAAAGTTATAAACTGAAAGATTAGAATTTGCCATTATGGGCTCCTATTGATTTACTTTTGATAATGCCTTTTTGCGGGCGGTGAGTGCTCAAAAACTCGTCAATAGTCGAGCGGTGCTTATTCAGTATATTCACACCACACTCACCATACAGCAGATACACGAAGTCTAGTGACCGTGTATATAAAGAGGTGAGATGACGCTTGTCGCAACATCTGCGCTATTGAATGTCGTGTTTTTGAGGCACGGTAGCTTGTAGCTACATCTATAGTATAGCGCAAAAAATAAGAAAAGTGGAAGAGTTAATGCTGTTTATCAAAATCCTCTTTATGACAGTATAAGGATATTGTACTTACAACATTAATCATCTTTACGCAGTCAAGCATTATGTAAAAGATATTGATTAAACAAGAAAACCCCAGTGTTGCAAAAAAGAAATTTACAAAGTAGAAGCTAAAGTTATGTTTAAAAATAAGCCAGCTTACAAGACAGAATATAAAAGTAACTGTGCCTTCTGTGATTGCAGATCTTACATTTGAGAGTATATTTAAACAGCTTTCCCAGTCATCAGGAGCTTTGCCTTTATAAGAAGCAAGATCTTTAACACAAGATACAACATAAGGTGATGCAATCATGTAGCTTGCAATAAAGACTGAGTATAAGGTTAAGATAGTGCTGAAGCAACTATTGCTAAATAAATCAAGTAATGTATTGTTTAAAAAGCATGAGTCTAAAGCAAGAATGATAATGCTTAAGCAAAATATTATGATCCAATCAAAAGAGCATGATTTGCAATAATCAAAGAAGTTCTTAAGCATACATTAGCCTTTAAAGCATTTGTGTATTAATTCAAATATGTACTTGATGTAGCTGTCAGAATTACTATCAACATCTTTATCTAACTGTTTCTTTTCAATATTGATTTCCTTAATTGAAGATTTTGATTGAGAGTTATAGTGCTTTTGAGGAGATTCTTCTGTTTTGATGGTTTTCATTTCTACTTTAGCCATTCCAGAGTCTGCTAGTTCAGCAATTCCTATAACGTCAGGATCATCGTTTGACAGTACGAGTTTACCTTTTGATTCAACTGTTTTAAAGGATGATTTATCAGCCTGAAAGTTGCTTTGCATCCTTTTTAATACAACATTAGCAGACTGAGTTTGATGAGGCATGTTTTTACCATAAACCTCTACAAACAGTTCTGATATGGTTCCTCTATTTTCTCTTATAAAGTTCCAGTATGTCTTTGATTCAGACATTGCCATAAACTTTAATTGGATAAAAAATTGGGAAAGAGGTGTTCTAACTTTGTTAAAAAGATTCTTATCTATCATCTTGAAAGATAAATTATCTTCCTCAATACAAGCGATCTGACGTTTAAGATCAATGAAGATATTTGAATATTTCTCCCAATTGTTTACAAGAGTTGTTGTTTTTAAATTAACTTCAAGAATTGAAGTTTGTCTTAATTTTCCAAATCTAAAGAACAAAAGTTTTTTATCATCATCTTTGAATATCAGTCTTGTTGAATACTTTTCTTTAAGATTAGAATTATCATCCTTTTCTAATTCTTTGATAATCTTAAGTAAGTTTATCCAAAATAAGTTTTGCTTGTTGTCCTCCAATTCCTGTTCAGATTTGCCTATTGTTTCTTTTGTGTTGAAGGTAAATAACGAATGTTCTACACATAGATGGAATCTATAACAAGTCAATTGCATAACACACCTCTCTCTTTTCTTTAATGCTAGCAAAGCTAAGTGAATTATGCTGTGCTAGCAATCACTAACTATTTAAAAATTCGACTACAAAAAGCAGTACATACCCCAAAAAAGTAAGAAAAGTGGAAGAGTTAATGCGGTTAACACATTATTCAATCCTTTAAATTACCTTAATCAAGATTAGCTAGCTTTCTTAATGCTTTTATCAAATTTTCGCTTATATCCTTTAAATTTTGAATAGACAAAAGGCAATACTTATACTGAGACGTTTGCAACTCTTCTAATCTGTCTATACGCTTGTTAAGCGCACAAACAGCTAACAATAAGAATAAAAGAATAACACCTAAGACAACCGCTAAGATTACTTCATACATCATTACAGCACACCGAAATAAACTAAGATAACTCTACCGATACCTAGTCCTAATGCTCCACCTATAGCAACTGATGCGATTGCTATAACCCAAGCTAAGGCTGTTCCTATTATTTCACCGATCTGTTCTATCATGTCATCTTCCATTTGTTTCTAAGCTCCAGTACTACCAAATCCGCCATCACCTCGCTCAGTATCATTAGCAGAAGTAAAGCATGAGAAAAACTCATCAATCTTTTTAACAGCATCAGGATCATTAACAAACTTATTAGCCCAATATAAGAGGTCACATTCTTCAGCTGAGAATTGACGAGGATCTTCGGCGAGGGTGTAATTCAAAGCTTTCTTAAAAGGCTCTATATCATTTGAGTATTTAATGGCTATTAGTGATTTTCCACGTTCCTTTGCCAGCTTATTCAGATAATCAAAATTGATTAAGATACTTGTAAGCTGTTTAACTGTCAGTTCAACCTTGATAAGGTTCTGTGATGTTTCATGTTCCATTGTTTTATTCCTTAGTTGGTTTATCATTTACGATTTATGAAAGCCATTTGTCCAGACAACTTCGTCAGATTGTTTACCCACTTTAGGAGCCTTAGTATCAAAGTAAGTCTCAATCTTGATCTTGCAATCACTTACAGCAGCCTGAAGAGCGACATCAGGTTTTAAGCCGAAATCTTTAATGTAAATTGCTTTTGTCTCAGCGCCATACACTCTCAAGATCAAGTCTTTTAAAGCTTGTTTTGCTTTATCATGAGCATCGTCAGGGGACAGCTTATTTACCTTAACTTCATAAAGCACACGCTCTTTAATAAAGTTATTCATCTCAACAGTTAGAAACTTCATACTGGGTCTTACTCTTTAGTAACTAACAAACTGTACTTCTCGATTAGATCATCTCTGTTGTATATACACAACAAGTCCTCAGACAGGCGAACCAGGCGAGAGACATCATCTTTGATAACAGCAACGGTAAACTCCTGCATATCGATATCTTGCTCTTGCCATGCTTTTAAGTCGCCTGATACCTCGTATTCCTCAACAAAACGAGCTATAGCATCATGCAGATTGCACTCTAAGCTATCCAATCCAGGTACTTTAACTTTTAGCAAAGCTCCATGAGGAATAGGAGAGCGTAAGCGAACTTGAAAGAGAGACAGGCAATTATCTTTTTTAATAAAGTGAGCTCCGTCTAAATTCATTGACCAGAACTCGATATGTTTGCCTGCTAAGACGTCAATACCAATCTCAGGATCAGAACCATCAAATTCATCTTCAACGCTCTTAAGCCAAGCTTTAAGCTCACTTACTCTCATAGTTATGCCTTTGCTACAGTTATCTTGTTTAAAGGATGATTGCCGTTAAGTTCAAAACGCTTTGCAGCATTTAAAAGACCTACACGAAACTTCACACGATCAGCTCTATGCTCATCATCTTTTAAGCTGCTATATTTGTATTTAAGCTCATAAGCTTTTAATAAACGTTTCATTTGAAATACCAAGGTACCTTTATCAACTTTTGTCTTATGGCAAAGCTCATCGACTACAACAAACTCTAGAGCATGGCTATCCATCTCAAACTTTGATAAGTTTGCATTGATATACTCATCAGCAAAGCCCAGAGCGCGAAGTAGCTTGTCGTATGTGCCTACTCTTACACCAAAGACATACTTTGCTTTATCTACATTGACCTTTGCCACAGGAATGGCTTGCTTTGCTGCATCAGTTCCTTTTGTTCCTGTTCTTGGTGAAAATTTTGCAGGTGTCTTAATCTCAGTCTCTGTCTTTTCATCAGCTTTAACCTCTGCTGAGCTTTGGCAGGCTTTCTCAATGCTCTTCTCATCTTTAATCTCAATCACTGGCTTTTTGTATTCTTTCTTAGTATCTGTAGCCTTACTCTCTACAGTCTCAACGCGCTCTTCTACCTTGGCATTAGATTCAGCATCTTTAACCTCAGCTTTATCCTTAGCTTCATTAGCTTTCTGTGCTTCAATTACACCTTTGGCAAAAGCCTGGGGTGTATCAGGATTAGCTTTATCAAGCTCTTTGTTGATCTCATCCATGGTTTTGCTCTCAGTTTCATAAGCATCAAGTGCGTTGTATGCCTCTAAGATCTCTTGAGGATTGTCTATATAAGACAGGATCTTTTTTATAACATTTGGAAAAGCACCTTTCTTTAAAGCTACAAATGCTGCTCTAATATCTGTAGGCTTGGCTCCCATAAATAGAGCCTTATACAAAATATATGTGTTTACAGGCTCATAAGGCTTTAACGTCTTATCAGTAAGTTTGATATCCAACATTGCTAAAGGTTCGTAACTGTTCTTGAACCAAACACCATATAATTTCTTCATTTTGTTAGTCCTTATTTACCCAATAAAAAACGCTTGCATAACCGTCTACTAAAGATCCACTGTCATCAGTCATTGGAAAAGCGTGTATGCACTGGATATCTTTACTTTCAATCTTATTGTCGTTGATAAACATACATAGCTTCTTTTCAGCACTGTGTATATGTCTGTATAGCGAATATTCTGATTTAGGTTCTTCATCAAAGAAGATCTTGTGAACTAAAACTCTCATATTCTTTATTTAACCTCACTCTGCTTTTGTTTTAAGGTAAAAATAAAATCGTCAATATCAGTACGCACATATTTGCATTTTGAATTTGTCTTACTAGAAATATGTACTGGTTTGGGAAAATCTTTGTACCAAGGATCAAAACTAATGTATTTATTAAGAGAAAGAATTGTAATTCCCAAATAATCAGCTACCTGTGCTTTTGTAAACAACATCGGTTCCATATTTACACTCCTTATCAACGCACTCTCAAAAAGCCTGAGGTCAGGAAATGGATTACAACCTAACCTCAGTAAATCTCACTGAGGAGATATTTTCATGTTTCTAACTTACTCACCATATTTAAGAGCGGATGAGCGCGCTCTTTCTGCTTGTTTCCGTTGCTACAGAAACTGTTCTAACATTGATGCCACCATGAAGAAAGCTAAGATTATGAACATGCTTACGGTAATGTTTACCATCAGGTCATATAGCTTTTGTTTGAGCTTAGCTTTAGTCATTTTGATTACTCCTCAATGTCTGTTAGTCTTGTGTCACTAGAAGCCAAAGAAGTGTTGGATCTTGTCTACGATGTTGTAAATCTCATCTTCATAGCTGTACAGGTAGATAGTTGCAGCACAGCATCCAATAAAACCAACACCTGCCATAAGGTCGCTTAATACAGACTTGGTCTCCTTACTTAGTTTCATTTATGAGGCTCTCCTGTTCTTTAGCATGACAGTTATCAATGAAAGCTTTCTTAAGTCTGTCAGCTTCAGCAAATACAAGTGACCTGTCATTTGCATCATCAATAAGCTTTATTGCATAATTGCAATAGGAGATAAACTTGCTAGCAAAGCTGATACCTTTAGAATTGAACTGGTAATAGTTGACGCATATTGAGTGAAGAGCCTTGAAAGCCATTGCAGATTTGAGCTGTGGTCCTGTCCTAACCAACCCCCTGCAACATTTAAAGCCTTCTTGCTTGTCGAAGTATTGAGCGTTGAAGTTAACACCTTCAAGTACAGTTTCTTCTTTGTCTTTTAGAAGCTCCCATGCACGGCATGCTGCAAGATCTTCAAGTACACCAATATCAAATGATGCAGGTATATTCTTGATTTGGCTGTAAGCTAACTGATGAACACTCCACAACCACTGAGGATCAGTTGAGTGAATTACCTTAAGCGCAGCAGCTTTAACAGCCTTAGATACTGATGATCCAGGATCACATGCTCCATCAGCTTTCTTTCCAACAGGATCTTTTACAGGTAAATCTTTGACAGGCTCGGTTGCAGTCTTTTTTGCTTCTTTAGCTGTAGCTTTAGGAGTTTTTACAGACTTTACAGGTGTACCTTTGTCTTGATCATGCTTGTCATTGGTATCGTCTGTAGGCTTCTTTGTCTCAGGCTCTTTACCAAGATTTAAAACAGCGTCAGTGATCTTGTCCTCAATCTTTTGAGATACAACAATCATCTGCACAGCATCAAGATAGGCCATTTGTTTCTCATTAAGCTCTTTATTGATGTCTGACTTTAAGCTTAAAGACACTCTGTCAAAGAACTTTGAAGCCAATTCTTTTGCGTTTTCAATCTCAGTGTTAAGTTTTCTATACTCATTTGCCTTTAAGGTAAGAGTTGATATCTGAATATCTGATACTTCAAGAGATAAATTTAGTGTTGTCATTTCAGAATACCTGTAACTAGATAAATCTATTTGTTGATTAAATAATAGATCACTCTAGCAAAGGTATCAATAGATAAATCGAGTAATAAATAATATGTTGTATTTACTTGATTGAAAAATAAAGGAATTTAATTAAAGAAAAGCTGCTTAAATTGTGATGTGTTTTAATGAAATTCTTTACAAAAGTAATAAATAGTATTATAATATAAGCACGTTCAATGAGAACGGGGACTCGAAAGAGATGTTCAACTAACGGAGATATTCAAATGGATGAGAATGATTTAACTTTGATGTTAACTATCCTTTGGATACTTTCTAGCAAAAGTAATCAAGAAAAAGCACTAACCCTGTTTAATTTGATTAAAAGCTTAAGCTAGAAAGCAAGGTGGGGTGAGAGCCCCACCTACTCCGATTATAGGACATTAAATCATGGATGGAAAGTTATATAAGCGTTTAAGAATGGCATTGGGCTTAACTACCAGTGAGTTAGGTGAAAAAGTTGGTGTTGGTAGTAATTACATCTCAATTATGGAGAATGGAAAGAAACCTGTATCAGAATTACAGGCTATGAAGCTTAAAGAGTTGATTGAACAGCGTTACAAAGAGGGAGATGAGTGCTTTAAGATCTTAAAAGAGATTTTTAGTAAGTAATCACCAGCACGCAGAGTCAACATATTGCCATACCAGGCATGAGACACTAACGACAGCTAGTGCGATGTTATACCACTTAAGTGAGGTGTTTGGACCATCAAGATCGTTGATTCTGCGTAAAAAGTTAAACAGCTGAAATACAAGGTTTGAGATAAATCCAATTATCAGTACGGTAAGGAAGCAAAGTAGAGGTGTATCTACTTTGTGCATGTTAGAAAAGATACTTGCTGTCAATGTTGAACCTCCAACAAAAGCAACAACGATCGATGCAAAAATTCCTAATACAGTTACTGATTCCTTGCGCATGTTTTGAAAAGCCTTATTTACTTTATCGATGTTCTCAGTAGCTTTTAAAGAGTTATCTAAAGCTTTTCTTGAAGTAGATAAAGCATCTTCCTTGATTTTGCCAGTGTAAGCCAATCTAACAACTTCTAAGCTAATATGATCTTTTAACTTCTCTATACTTCTTCTACATCTTTTTGTTTCTAAATCTTCTATGTTGGCACTATCATCAATAATTTTTGCCAACAGCGAAGACAAATTAGTTACAGCTTGTTCTAAAAATAAATTGAGCTTTGCTGTCTCTACTTGCTCTAAATAATACTGTGTAACAACAGAGTAACTATGTCTCCACCCATCATCATACAAGCTATGAGCAATAGTAAGGTTTTTATCAACAAGAGCTTTATTAAATGTACCTGATTCAGTTACATTTTTTATAAACTGTAAAAATAACTCAGATTTATCTTCAAGCATTAGATTAGGCTCTCTGTTAGTGTCTTTGCATCTTCAACAATTGCAAGGTCGTCAATTCTGTTAAAATGATCTTCGTTGTAGACTTTTGCCCAAGCCCCATTAGGCCTATGACTTATCTCCACGAGATCCCAAGGTTTTCTGTTTACTGCACAGTTAACAACCTGTTGTACATACTCAGGTATGTTCTCTTTAGGCTCTATAACAGCCTGAGGAGGTTGCATATAAATAGGCATTCCACCACTTAAATGGTACATAAAATAAACTTCTCTGATCACAGGACCGAACATCCAAGCTTCAAATTTAGGATCTTCTATCAGAGCCGAGCTAAAGTGAGTTTCTCTTAATGATTGTAACTGCACAAAGTACAAGATCTTCTGTAGCTGTAAATTGCTTATAGGTGTCTTTCTGTCTATGCAGTATTGAACTATATATCCAGCTAATGGGAGAGCGTTCATACTTGCTACCTCTTCGAGTTTACTAATATTTTTTTTGTTGTTAGCTTTTACTAATTATAATCCACCGCTACCCGACTTATCTATAACGCGACCAATAATTCGGAAGTTGATCTCATCACCTTTGTGTATAGTTTCATCTGGATACTGGGGGTTCTCGGAATGAATAATTAGATCACCATTCATTAACTGTATTAGGCGCTTTACTCTTACTTCATCACCATAGACGATAGCGTAAACATGGTTATTATGTATGGGGCTTGTATCAGCCATATTTACTAAAATTCTATCATCGGGAAAAAGAATTGGCTCCATGCTGTCACCTGAGACAATAAATCTTTTACAATGCTCAGGATTCACACAAATACGCTGAAACCATGATCGGCGATACGTCGCAGGCACACTCTCAGTCTGTTCTTCATAAGTAGGTTCACAGCCATTACCTGCAGCACATCTAACACCGTACTCTTTAATCTGCACATAATCATCTGATGGAGTTTCATCATCATCCAATGCAACTACAGGGTCACCTTCAGGTTCACCTTTGCCTGTGATGAGCCATATCTGATTTAATCCTAGTAGCTTACTAACTTTTAATGCATTCTCTGAACTTAAATTTTTTACTTTGTCACTACACCACATGCTAACTGTAGATGACTTACATCCTGTGTACTTGCATAAGTCAGCTTGTGTCTTACCTGCTTTTTGTAATCCATAGCGGATTCTCTTACCTAAAGAAGAATAATCTGCCATACGTTGCCTCATAAAAATAACTAGATATACCTACTATTTTAGAATATTTCTCAAAAATTTGCGCTTGCATACTTGCATAGATTTATCTATCATTAAATACATAGAAATATCTAGATATATGGTTGTTTTAAATGGGAAAGATTACTAATACTTTTAAAGGTGAGTTCGCTGAAAAATTGATTGCCCAGTTAGGTGGTGTAAATCAAGTCTCACGAGAGTGTCATATTAGGACATCTTCTGTCTGCTCTTGGTATAAAAGCGGAGTACCTAGAGCGCGCCTTGACTTTCTTAAGCTAGCACATCCTGAGCTCCCTGTATGGGCTGAAGCTCCTGACTGGAACAAAGAACCTTCTACCTTATCAAAGTAAGGAGAGTTATATGGACACAATTACCTCGTATGTATCAGATGATTTGATGCAGTTGGAATTAGCTCCAGCTCCAAAGATTATCTTGGTTGCATTGTCTACTTTTAAGAATGGCTATTATTCAACAATGAATAACCTGGCTCTTAAGGTTAATATGCCCCGTAGAACTATACAACGCTCTTTAAAGACCTTAAAAGAGCGCGGTTACGTATACATTGACGAAACTGACGTAGGCAACATCAAGCTTTTAACTACCAACATCATGAAAGATGCTGAGAAAGTAAGAGTTGAATCTATGCAGCCAACACTGCTTAAAAAGATGCAAAAGAAGTCAAAAGCCAAGAAAGTTGATCCTGTTGAAAACTCTTTAGAGCCTGTGGAAAACTCTGTTGAGAGGGTGACAAATTGTCACAGGGGGTGCGACAAATTGTCACACTCCTATAATAAAGATCTAAATATAGATAAAAATAAATATATATATAGATCTGATCTTAATAGTAAGAAGCAAGGGGAAGTTTTTGAAAATCAGGCTCACGAGCTTGAACTTCAGGAACAGACTGTTGCTCTAAAGCCACAAAATCAAAAAGTCAGAATCGTCAAAAAGAACGTTCGTGGTATTGAGCTCTTTATCACCTATGATGAGCGCGGTGAGATGATCAACAGTGAGTTTGTTGATTATGAACATGCTTTTGACAATATCGATGAAAAGAACAACAAGAACGAGGTTATCACCTCAACTCTAAGACAGACCCTTAGTGACATTTACAAGCTGTCAGCATCAGACGTAGAGCAGTTAATCGAGAAGATGCACTCTTACTACGTCAAAGACGGTACATGGAGATATCAAAGAGGAAACCGTAAAGAGATCTCATTATCTCAGCTTACAAGACTATGTGTGTACTGGGTTAATAACCTCAGGAAAACACGACAAAGAATTAAGCAGCAAAGTGACTGTGTTTACGAAGAACCACAGTACTCTGTTGCACAACAAGATTCATGTACGTTGTCACAACCCACATCTTTAGCTAAAAACCGTGATAGTGACAGCGTGCATGGATGCCAAGACACAGGTAAGACTCAAATGCAGATGCCTAGTGTACTTACCAAAGAAATGCTTGCTAACAGCGAGTATATGTCAGCGCTTATAGCTCAATATGGCGCTGATGCAGTCAACAGACAGGTATGGAGAGGTGTTTTTTAATGTACGGCAAAGATTTTGATTATGACAACATTCCACCTGACAGAAGATTGCCTATACCTCCTGAGGCTATTGAAGAGCCTAGTGAAAGTAACAAGTATGGCTCAATCTTTCTGTACAGAAAAGAATATCCAAACGAAAAGGTGGGCAAAGCCATTATCTTGGATTTTGAGACTACAGGCTTAGACAGGTTTAATGATGATCCTATCGAGTTAGGCTTTCTCAAAGTTACCTACTCTAAAGACGATGGTAAGATCTTTCAAATCACTGACCAGTATCAAGGATTTAAGCAGCCTAAAAAAGAAATCTCTCCAATGATTACTGATATCACAGGTATTACCAATGAGATGGTTGCAGGTGAAGATTTTAACTATGCAAAGATCTTTAAGCTGTTCTCTGATGTAAATCTTGTGATATCTCACAATGCTGCATTTAACTGTCCGTTCTTTGACAGAATCTTTAAAGACAGTGAACCAATGCGCAAAATACCTTGGGCTTGCTCAATGATTGGTATTGATTGGTTAGGTTATGGTTATAAATCATGTGGCCTTGTAAAAATCATTGCTCATAATCGTTTTATTTACAAAGCTCACAGAGCATTGAACGATGCTATGGCTCTTACTAACATGCTGGTGTTACAGCCACAGCTCTTTATTGATTTAAGACGTTCTGCTGCTAACAAGTTCACAGTACTGGCCGTACCTGAGAGTGTTCTTAAAAACAATGAGAAAGATCGTGAGACTATCTCAAAAATGGGATTTTTTAAAACACGTGATTCAAACGCTCTTATCAGAGTGATTACGCCAAATGTTAAAGCAAAAGCATTAGAGATCATCACAGGTAATACAAATCTCACATTGAAAGATCTTGTAATCATTCCAAATGTACCTGCAGATAAGGCTTTTAGAATGTACCAGATTGACGGAATTTAGGAGTGCTTATAAGTCGAGCGCGTAAGGAAGGTAAATGCTAACTAAGTACATCATAGAAGCAATACAGGATGGTTTCTCATCTGATTATTTAAGTCTTCTGCACAACTACGGTTTATGGGCACGATATTTTGGTGCTGTAGGATATCACTGTCCAGCAACAGCCCATGAAGACTATATCATCGACGATGAGAGTGCACTTATTGTTGAAGCTTGTATGTGCTGGTTAAAGCAAACACGTCCTCAGGTGTACAAGTTGTTCTCAATGTACTATGTTCGTGGTCTTGATGAATACGATATTCTCTCAGTGCTTAAAGAGCATGACCACAGTATTAGAACACCAAGAGCGCGTTATAAAGACAGATATGATGCTACTCCATACGATAATGCTATACGCTACCTTACAGGCAGGGCAGTGAGAGATGTAATCATCCTGGGCGAAAAGTTAGTTCTTGCGCATCTTGTACAGGTATACAACCAAGAGCATGAGACACCTCTTAATGTAGATTGCGTTAAGGAGTGTAAATGAGAACTTTTGTATATAACGGCATTGAATACCGCTCTCTATGTGAGTGCTGCAACGCTCTTAATCTTTCGTATCAGAAAGTCAGACGTTTATGCAGACATTACAGACGCGCTCAAAAAGATCCTACACTTGCCATACGCTGGGCATTAGGTATAGAGCACATGTCTCACCTTGAACCTAAAACTGTTGCTTACACGCAAGATCAGGAAAGAGCAAACTTTAGGCAAATGAAGTTTAAAGATAAGATAATGCATGATTTTATAAATGTGTAAGTTTTCATAGTTCTCAACATGAAAGTGTTTCTGCAAAACAACAGAGTGATATAGAAAAGATCAACTTTAAGTAATTTTGACCTTTCACCAAAATCTGCGCTATACTATAGATGTAGCTACAAGCTACCGTGCCTCAAAAACACGACGATACATAGCGCTGACTTGGCGACACACGTCAATCTCACCATATTTAATACATAAGCCTTAGGTTTACTGTATTTACTCTATGGTGGTGTGGTGTGAATATATTGAATAAGCACCGCTCGACTATGTACGAGTTTTTGAGCACCACCGACCCACTCAAAATGGGTTAATCAAAAATATATACATAGGAGACATTATCATGTCTAACTCAAATCTAACTTCATACAACTTCCATGACTCAAATATCCGTGTAGAACAGAACGATAAAGGTGAAGTGCTCTTTTGCCTGGCTGATGTATGTACATCTCTTAACTTAACTACACCAGCAAAGACAGCTAATCAGATAAAAGAAGAGTTTGAGCTGGGTGAATTAAATTCATGTAGCTTTGACACTGGCTACGGAGTAAAAGAGTTCACCATGATCACCGAGCCTCAGCTCTACTTCGTAATGATGAGATCTAACTCTAAGATTGCCCGTGAGTTCCGTCAGTGGATTTGTAATGAAGTATTACCTTCAATTCGCGCTCAAGGTGCCTATGTTGGTAACGAAATTAAAAATGAAGTTGCAGACAAGGAAGCTAAAAACTACGATTGGTACATTGGACAGTTAACCGAGCTCTTTGAAAAGAACAAGGTAAGTAAAGAGGTATTGGTATCAACTATCAATATTGCTCAGCGAGTTTTTAAAACTGGATATGTTGTAGCTCTAAAGAACACAGCTGACAATCATGATAAGCCAAAAGCTGATGAGAAAGTAACTCTTACAGAAGATGAGATTACTGCAATTGATCACATGGTTTACTACCATGACAAGTTTAGACCTGACACATTAAAGGCTTACAAGAAGATTGCAGAAATTCAGGCACAGGCTACAAAGCTCTTGCTTACTATTCAGGATATACCATCAGCTCAACTTTATGAATCAGCTACAGCACCTGATATCAGTGCTCAAAGATTAAAGAGGTTTAATACTACTAAAGCAAAGAAAGGTGAACTTGTGGTTAGTGCTTAGAGATGTTAGACATATTGTCAAAGTCTACAAAAGCCAGATAGGGTAAGATTTAGTTAACTAGTTCACATTTTTTTTATATTTTTGCCCTAAATCATAGCAAACAAGTAAAAATATCAAACTTTAATTTATTAAAATTCAATAAGTTAGTAATTTTATATAAAACGGATCGTTAACGGATCGTTTTTATGAAATAGACTTATAAACAATACAGTGGATTAGTGTGATTACAGGGTAAAAACACTGATTTAATGTATTACATACGAGATAATTTAGTGTGAAAAACCTGCCTTTTGGCAGGTTTTTTCGTATATGGAGAAAGGCAAATGTTAGATGATATATTGCAGTTGCCTTATTTCCATTTTATTCTTGCAGGAATTACAGGCGCACTAATAGCCTTCCTTCGTTCTACTCTACAGCAATATCCTCCTACAACCAAAGAGCGCGTATTAGATGCCATATTATGTGGTGCCGGTACATTGTCTATTACATGGCTTGCATGGAGATTTGGTACAGAGAAGTTTAACTACAAAGATGCAATAGCGTATGCAATTCCACTTGGTTTCTTAGGCTCTGGTCATATCTTTGAGCTTATCTCCAAGAAATACCTTAAAGGAGCAACAAAATGAGAAATAACTTGTTGCACTTTGGAGCTTATGCTTTTGAATTTGGTTTTGCTTTATTAGCAGCTATTGCTGGCGTGCCAATGGTATATGCAATCATAAGTGTGATCTGCTTTGTCTGCATTTGTCTTTGGAGACGGTAATGAAAGTTTGCCCTTTAGAGACAGTTGAACAACAGAGAGTTGTTGCATGGGCAGATCATCAAAAGATAGGAAATGACACTATCGGTCAATTCTTATTTGCTATCCCGAATGGTGGTTCAAGACGTAAAACTACAGCAAAGTTTTCTCAAGAAGCCTATCGCATGAAACGTGAAGGCGTAAGAGCAGGTGTGCCTGATCTTATGTTTGCAGTTCCCAAACAGGGGTATGCAGGGCTCTTTATTGAGATGAAGAGATCAATTAAAAGTATGTCTCATGTTTCTGATGAACAAAAGGTATGGCATGAGCGTTTAGCAAGAATTGGTTATAAGGTTGTCATCGCTTATGGCGCTGACGAAGCTATTCAATCTATATGTGAGTATCTAGGCTATGAGTATGCAAGCAAGTGATAATTGTAAGGATTTAATCAAGAGCTTTGAAACTTACTCAGAAAAGGCTTACAAAGCTACAGATAATGAGAAGCACTACACCATCGGTTATGGGCATTATGGCTCGGATGTAAAAGCAAGTGATAAGTGGTCACTTGCTAAAGCAGAGGCTGTATTCTCTCAAGATCTAAAAAAGTTTGAAAAGGCTCTTGTTGCAGCGCTTGACGCAGATGAGATTGAGGTTAATCAGAATCAGTTTGATGCGCTTTTAAGCTTTACTTACAACTGTGGCATTACTCGATTAACTAATTCAAGCTTATGGAAGTCGTTAAAGAGCGGTATTCCTAATTCAGATTTGTTTTTACAATACAAATCACAAGGTGGTAAGTATTTAGCAGGTCTCTTACGCAGACGAGTTGCTGAAATTTACTTGTTTGAAGGAGCGGATTGGCATGAAGGTAATGATCTTGTGCTTGAGTATGTTCGCATCAGACGAGCTAACAATATCATGTTAAAAAACACTGGACAGCAGACTATTGATGCTCAGGTATATTTAAAAGTTGATCATTTAAATGGCTTGTTGAGCTTTGTAGCTAAACATGAGTAATGAATTGAAGAATTGCACTCTCTACATTTTTATTTTTAGTAATTCCTAATTTTGGGCATTATTCAAAGAAAGAGTTTTATGCGTAAGTTACAAGCTATCTTGTATTGCTTGCTGTTCTAATTGGCTAAATGGCTTACATCGTTTATGGATCTTAAATTACTTTTAATTGTAGCTACCATGTCAGCTGTCATTGGATCCTGCTTTGGTATCACTATTACAGCTAAGCATTACAGAGCCGAAATTGCTCAAATGCAGACTGAAGCTATAAAAGCAGAACACGAAGCTACAGTTAAGCAGCTTAATATAGAACATGAATGGCAAGCAAAACAGGAACTGGCTGATAAAGAGGCTACAGATGAGATTAACAAGATTAAAGACAAGTACAATGCTGCTATGTCTAAGTTGCATGCTAACAGCATGCACACAGACAGTGGCAGTACCAGTAAAACAGCACTGTCCACAAATACCACCTCTACCAGAGAAGCTAAAGCAACCTGCGAATGTGGACAGCTTAGACAGGACAGAAGAACTCTTGCAGAGTATGCACTTAAGCTCTCAGCTAAGTGTGATGAGATTGCAGTTGAACGTAATGAGTTAAGTAAGAAATATAACGCGTTGCAATAAAGATTAGAGAATAAAGAAAATGAAAACAAAGCTGTTTGCAGTATTTTTAATCGCATTTGGCGCTGTATTTTTTGATCTTGCTTTTAAAATTGTTTTACCTTTTGTTCTTCCTCTTTTGTTTGAGACAGAGAAGTTTTATTTGAATGGCAATCTGTACTTTTCTTTTTCAGAGATGAGTTTTTCTGGTTTTGTTGTTGCTGTTCTTTTGGGCTATGTGATTTGTTTTCTACAAAATCATATACATAAGAGCTAGCTTCAACAATGTAATCATCAACTTTATCAAGTCCGTTTTCTAAGTAATGTGAGCAAATTGTTGCAAATATGAAAGTAATAACTGGATTATTGGATATAAACTTTTTTATTGAGTTTGTTGTTTGCTTAAGAGCTTCAATATCAGTTTGAGTTACATCAGATAAAGATAAACCTTTAATAAAAGCCTTAAGTTCATCGTCATTATAGAAACTTGCATCATACAGAATTTGATAAAAAGAATCTGAATCATCAAGTTCTTGGTATTTTGCAATTATTTTCTTTAAAACAGGCTCGGAATATAAAGAAAGTTTATTAAAACCATTAACAAAATTGAAAGCGTAATGTAATTTATTGCCTTTTAACATATCGTTTAATACAGGATCTTGCTCCATTTTACTTATATAAATATCAAGCAATTCCTGTTTACTCATAAGTTTTTGATTTACAACCATTGAATTTATGAACTTACAACTTTCTTTTGACATTACAAGTTTGTTTATTCTTTTACATGCTATCAGCACTACTTCGGTGAACATTTGAATTTCTTTACAAAAATCATTTTTGTTAAGCTTTTTCATATAACTCCTTCAATTGTATATAAGGCTATATAGTATGTTGTGGTTTGTAGCATTGGTTCTACTCCTCGTTATTTATCCTGTGTTTATTGATTAGATTATAGTTCATATGCCAAGTCATTTTGCTCGTCCATGTCAATATGCCGGATGTCATAAGTATGCTGTTCAGGGTTCATGCTATTGTGCTGAACATAAAAGAACTATGAACTATGATGGACGCTCAAGACATAAGTTAGGTTACACCAACACATGGCTTAAAGCTCGCAAGGCTTTTCTAATTGCTCATCCTCTTTGTGTTGAGTGCGCTAAGCTTGGTAAGACAACACCTGCTACAGAGGTTGACCATATCATTCCTCACAAGGGAAACAAAGCTCTCTTTTGGAATGAAAAGAACTGGCAACCTTTGTGCAAATCATGTCATTCTAAGAAAACATTTACTGAAACTCTTGGTAAGCGATTGCAAGCCCCCGAGGGGGAGTCAAAAAGTTGACTGTGATGCTTTAGAAACGCCCCGTAAGTTCTTTACACGCGCGTGCAAAATGGAAACTTTTTTTGGCAGTCGCCACGAAAAATCGCTATCAAAATCAAAAAACGGTTATAAAAAATCATGGCTCGACCTAGAAAACCTACAGCAATTAAGAAGTTGCAGGGAACTCTACAGCCATGTAGAACAAACTTTAATGAGCCTGTTCCTAAGAAGGCTTTAAACACAGTTGAACCTCCTGACTTTTTATCCAAAACTGCACGCGACTTGTGGGTGTTTGCATTAGCTCAAGCACCTGACGAGTTGCTTACAACACTAGATTTTTCAGTATTTGCATGCTGGGCAGACACAATGGCAAAGATCATTGAGTGTCAAGAGATCTTAAATCGGGAAGGTCCCACTGTTATTGATGAAAACTTAGGCGTTTCAAAACCTCATCCTATGCTCAAAATGCAGAATGATCTTAAATGCATCCTGAGAGGCTATCTAACTGAACTTGGTTTTACTCCAGCATCACGCTCTAAAGTGAGTGTCCATACCAAAACAGAGAATAAGAACCCATTTGCTGACTTGTAACTATGCGTAACTACATCAAGATTGCTGATAAGTACATTGAAGATGTGCTCAGCAATAAGATACCTACCTGTAGATACGTAAAACAAGCCTGTCAAAGACAAGTAAAAGATTTAAAAAGAAAGTCATGGGCTTATCACTTTGATATAACCTTAGCTTGCAGAGTATGCAAGTTCATTGAAGCGCTTACTCATGTTAAAGGACCTAAAGCTGGTGAGAACATTAAACTTGAGCCGTGGCAGATCTTCATATTAACAACTGTGTTCGGCTGGGTAGATAAAAACAATCACCGTCGTTTTCAACAGGTTTATATCGAAGTGCCACGTGGTAATGGTAAATCAGCATTATCATCTGGTGTTGGCTTATACATGCTATGTGCTGACAATGAGAAAGGTGCTGATGTTTACTCATTTGCTACCACACGAGATCAGGCAAAGATTGTTTTTGGTGATGCTCAGGCTATGGCTAGAGCTAATCAGCCATTAAAAGATTGCTTTGGCTTAAGTGTTTTATCAAAATCCATGGTAGTGCCTGGCACAAACTCAAAATTTGAAGCTAAATCAGCAGATGGTACTACTCTTGATGGTTTGAATACTCACTGTGGCATTATTGATGAGTTGCATGCTCACAGAACACGTGAAGTATACGATGTTGTAAAGACGTCTATAGGTAAGCGCTCACAGCCAATATTATGGTGTATTACTACAGCCGGTTTTAATTTAACCGGTATCTGTATGGAAGTGCGCCGTTTCGTATGCAAGATCTTAGATGGCAGCGCAACTGAAGAATCTCAGTTTGGAATTATCTACACCATAGATGATGGTGACGATTGGAAGACAGAAGAGGCTTTAATCAAAGCTAACCCAAACTGGAATATCTCAGTACAGCCTAAAGCAGTGCTAGCTAACCTTTCAATGGCTCTGTCTGATCCTGCGGCTGAGAATAACTACAAGACAAAGCATCTATGTGTCTGGTGTAATGCTGACAGTGCCTTTTTTCAGATGTCGAAGTGGCGTAAGTGCTATAGACCTGAGATGACACTTGAAGATTTTGAAGGCGAGTATTGCATCTATGGTTTAGATCTTGCAGCTAAAACAGACATCACTGCCCTCGTAAGGCTTTTCTTTAGAAAAGAGAAAGATAACAAGGTACATTACTATGTATTCCCTGAGTTCTGGCTTCCTGAAGATAAAATTCAAAGCTCAGCAAACTCTCAGTATAAATCATGGGCAAAACAGGATTTAATCCACACTACAGATGGTGCGATTAACGATCTTGAATCAATTCAAAATTACATAGCTCAAGACAGTCAACGTTTTGATACTTTGGCTATAGCATTCGACCCATGGCAAGCCTATCAGTTAGCTTCCAATCTGATGAATGACGGTATACAGATGGTTGAATTAAAACCTACTGTAGCTAACTTCTCAGAGCCAATGAAAGAGGTACAAGCGCTTTGCTACCAGAAAAGACTGCATACAGATGGTAACCCTGTACTTGAATGGATGGCATCTAACCTTGTGGCTCACATGGATGCTAAAGATAACGTTTATCCTCGAAAAGAAACACCTGACAACAAGATTGATGGCATGGTTGCTCTAATCATGGCTATGAAGCAGGCTTTACTTCTTGATGTTGAGAATGATTACTCTGATGGGCACACATTTAACGATGAGCCTTTAATTTTTTAGGAACAACAAATGAATTTTTTTAAATGGATTAGAAATTCGTTTACACCAACAGCTGACAAAAGAGGTTGGCAAAACAACGCTCCTATGGTTGCTGCTGTTCCTTCAGCAAGTAAACCAACTCCTGAGCAAGCATTACAGGTATCTACAGTATATGCATGTATCGACTTGCTTGCTCGTACCATGGCATCGCTTCCATGTGATGTGTATCTAATCAATCAGGATGGTTCACGCTCTCGAGATACTAAATGTAATCTGCATGAGATTTTATCAGTATCTCCAAACTACGACATGACACCGTTTGAAGTTATTCAAACCTTAACTTTAAACTGGGCCTTAAGAGGTAACGCTTATGCTTTAATCTCTCGTAAAACTGATAAGACAGTCAAAGCTATCTATCCTTTGAACTCTGACCAAATGCAGGTATTCATGGATGATAATGGCGATTTGACTTACAGATACTACAACAAGCGTGATCAGTATGTAGATTACAAATCAAGAGATATCCTGCATTGGAAATGTATGGGCAATGGTATCATGGGCTTATCTAAGCTTGACTATATGCTAGCCTCTGTAGATGAATCAATTAAAGCTCAGACAACTGCCATTGATGTCTTTGCTACCAAAGGCAAGATTAAAGGTATCCTCACAGCTGAAGCTACCCTCAGTCCAAAGCAAAAAGAAGATATTGCCAAAGCGTTTAATGAAGCCAGAGAGCGCGATGGTAATCCTGTACTGCCAGCTAATATCAAGTTTCAGTCTTATTCTTTATCACCTGCAGAGCAGCAGTTGCTACAAATCAGAGAGTTTACTGTAGAGGAAATTTGCCGTTGGTATGGCGTTCCTTCTGCCCTCATAAATTCTGATGGTGGTGCGCCAGGATCTAACCTCGAACAGGTTACAGCAAACTTTTATAAATCAACTATATTGCCAATGTGCATCTCTCTTGAGCAGTCAATCATGAAAAGATTGCCTTGTATCTCAGAGAAAGTAAATCATCAGGTGTCATTCAGATTGTCATTTCTTAACAGAGCTAACGATCAAGTTCGCTCACAGGTTAATGCTCAGGCAGTACAAAACGGTTGGAAGACAAGAAATGAAGTGCGCATTGAAGAAGGTTTGGCACCTGTTAAGAATGGTGACATCCTCACAGCGCAGAACAACTTACAGCCTTTATCAATGTTAGGTACAGCAAATCCTACACAGACACCACAAACACCAATATCAACACGACCAATTCAACAATAAGAGAGTTTAAGCAATGAATATTGAAGAGTTAAAAGAGCTACAGCTTACTCATTCCGAGCTGAAAGCTCTCGATGATCAGGAACAGTCAGGAGTGATTGAAGGCTATGCCTCAGTGTTTGGATCTATTGATTCATCAGGCGACACCATCCTGCCTACAGCATACAACAAAGTGCTGGGAACTTTGCCGAAGATGTTCTTTAATCATGACACCTTTGGTGTTCCTATTGGCAAATGGACTGAGATGTCTGTAGATGAAAAAGGCTTAAAGGTAAAAGGGCAGTTAAACTTAGAACTTGAAGATGCTAGGAAGGTGTACAGCGCTGTTAAGTTCGGTTCACTAAACGGCTTGTCAGTACATCTGATGTTCACTGATAAAGACGTTGACTGGGATGATGATAACGACATCAGAATTATTAAATCTGTAGCTCGTTTACCCGAGATTTCAATCGTTGGTATTCCATGCGAGCAGAAAGCGCAGATCATCGCCTGTAAGAATTTTGAGAGTATCAACTCTGTAAGAGATTTTGAGAAAGCACTAAGGGATTTAGGAGCTTCACAAAAAGAAAGTTTGACCTTAGTAAGTCAAGCTAAAAAGCTATTTGCAACTCAGAGAGATTCTGACGAGAAACAGCTAAACCTAAAAGATATTTCTGCAAGATTAAGCAGATTAACCAAAATTATGGAGACAGAATAATGTCAGATGCAGTAAATGAGATCTCTAAGTCCCTCGACAGCTTAGAAGAGTCAATCAAGAATGTCCAGGAAGAGCAGAAAAACGGTAAAGTATCTTTAAAAGCTTTTGAGGATAAGGTTAAAGAGTTAGGCAACAAACAGTTAGAACTGGCAAAATCTCTAGCTGATGTAACTCAGGCTTTAGATAAGAATACTAAGGCACTAAACGCAACTAATGAAGTAAAAAGCTTAGGTCAGAAAGTAGCATCTCATGAAGCAATTAAGAATTATCAGGGAGGCACTGCTACTTTTAAGATCTCAACCAAGGCAGATACTATCAATAAGTCACCTGCAGCAAACTCAATTACACGTAATACCATTACACCTGCTTATCAGGCTGGTATGGTTGCAATGCCTGATCAGCCATTACAGATTGAGCAGTTAATTCCTCACATTCCTGTATCTGTAGATGCAATTGAATATACTAAGGAAGGCTCTGTAACTGATGGTTCTAAGATCGTAGCTGAAGGCGAGAAGTTAGGCGAAACTACTGTAACTAACCCTACTTTACATACTGCTAATTGTGTAAATATCGGTGCATATACTGTAGTAACTCATCAGTTACTTACCAATGAATCCGCTTTAGCTGCTTTCATTGAAACTAAGATGCAGTATAAGTTAAAACTTAACATTGAGAATCAGCTTGTCAATGGTAACGGTACCTCAACTCAGTTAGGCGGTTTGTTACATGAAGGTAACTTTACTGATAAGACTACTGCTGTACAGAGTAAGCTACCTAAGTCAGGTGCAACCTTACTTGATTTTGCTCTGCTCTTAAAAACCGAGTTTGAAAAGCAGTACATTGTTCCTGAGCGCCTACTGTTAAACCCTGATGATTGGACACAGTTAGCTCTATTAAAGGATGCTAATGGTCATTACATTTTAGGCGGTCCTCAGCTTCTAGCTACTAAGAACCTATGGGGTTTACCTGTAATGACTACTCCATTTGTAGCAGCCGGAAAGTACATCTTAGGTAATTTCACCTTAGGTGCAACTATCTACGATCGTGAAGCATTAGATTTCAGAATTTCTGATTCTGATGGTGAAAACTTCAAGTCTATGCTTTACACCTTCCGTGTAAATCGTCGTTTAGGCTTTGCTGTGGAGAATCCATTAGCAATCTTTGCAGGCGACTGGAGCTTACCCAGTTAACTCTCAGTCAGTAAAGACACAAGCTGTTAAAACCAAATAATACTTACTTGTAGTTACTTAGCCCTCTTAATTGAGGGCTTTTTTTATAGGATTTCTAAAAATGTCTTTTCAACTTTCAGCTCCAATAGCTCCAGTTTCATTAGAAGAAATTAAGGCGCATCTGAGAATTGATGATGATTTTGAAGATCAACTGTTAGAGCACTACATCTTAGTAGCAACTCAACAGGCTGAGCACATCATGCAACGAGAAGTTATTTTTAGAAATGACAAGAACGCATTAGCTAAAACAATTGAAGAAGTACCACCTACAGTAAAGAGCTTTATCTTTTGTTACGTAGGTGATCTTTACTCTCATAGAGAACTATCTGATGAAACAGGCTTAGTCGTCTTTTGGAAGCATCTTTTAGATCCTTTCATTATTTACAACGATGAGGACGAGTAATGAGCGTATCAGAGCCTTTGTCAGGTGAATTAAACAAGCGCATTGAACTCTTCTCAAGAGTAGATATTCCCTCTAAAGAGTTAGCAGCAGTTTCACAAGATACAACCATTTGCAAAGTATGGGCAAAGATTGAGCCTACAGGTTCAGCTTACTGGTTAGGTTCTCAGACAGAACAAAAAGCAACTCATCGTTTTTGGATAAGAACCATTAAGGGCAAGACAGAGCCTATAAACATTGAACATGGTGTGTATATACGCTTTAAAGATAGAGCTTATATGCCAGTACGAGTAACTGACTGTAACGGTCGTGGTCGTTTTACCATGATTGAAGCTCAAGAACTTGGCATAGACAGACCAGAGCAGGGCACACCTTTAGGAGTAATGCTAGATGAGTAGCATCGGTATTCCTGTCAGCTTTTCAGTGCAGATACCAAAAGAACTTCAAGCTGATGATTTTGATTCAAAGATCATTAAATCAGCTTTAAGAGATGTTGGTAAAAGCATTCAAAAGACAGCTAAAAAGAAACTTTCTAACCGTAAAGGTGTGATTTATCCACGCTTGCAGTCAGGTAGATTGCGCAAAGCTGTAAAGGTTCATCTGTCTAAACGCAAAGGCAATTACTGGGTAAGAGTTCAAATCGATTCATTCAAAGATTTTCCTTTCTGGTATCCAGCACCACTGATGTATGGTCGTAAAGATGGAACCTTAAAACCACGCCATGATGCGGTTGTTGATTCCGGTGATGAGTTAAAAGAAGAAAGTTTAAACGCTGTATCAGAGGCTTTAATGAAAGGCTTAAAAGGATGGGGATAAATGAAGCTAAACACTACTATTGAAGCTATACGTAAGCGTTGCCCCTCATTTAATAACAGAGTGTTTGCCTTTACAGGTCCCATGCAGTTGCAAAACTTATGTCCTGAGAAGTTACCTGCAGCATATGTCACCATGGTAGGAGAAGTTGCTGAAGTAGAGCAGATGTCAGCAAACTCTTATCTGCAAAACATTACTTCAACTGTTGGTGTCTTGATTGTAGTTAATTCACAAGAAGACAGACGAGGACAAAACGCATTTGATAAGGCTGAGGATTTAAAAAACGAGATTTTAAAAGCTCTGCTTTCATGGTCGCCAATACCAGACGACAACATGGCTATTTATTCCTATCAAAAATACAGCGTGCTTAAGGTTGAAGAACCTGTCTTAGCTGTTCAGATTGATTTGCAGTGCACTTATGAAATAAGCGAACTAAAGACAAGACAGCCTGATGAGCTAGAAGAAAATACAGGCAAGTTTAATGAGCTAAATGCGACTGTATCGGACGAGTTCAAAGGCGGTGTTGATGTGATTGGTCAGAGTGATAAGCCTGACGGTCAAATCGATGCTCAATTCAAATTTAAAGATTTATGGTAATGGTACTAGGAGAATTAAATGTCTATTTCATTTAATCATATTCCATCAAATATCAGAGTGCCTCTGTTTTATGCAGAGGTCGATAATTCGATGGCAAATACAGCAACTGCTGCTAAAAAGGCGCTGTTAATTGGTCAGAAAACTGATGGCACAGCTACAGACGGTAAACCTACTCTAATCTCGTCACAGTCACAGGCTATGACTAAGTTTGGACGTGGTGCGCCTTTAACCTTAGCTGTTACAGCTTTTAAGGATCAGAATACTTCTACAGAGCTTTGGTGCTTGCCAATGACTGTGACAGGAACTCCAGCAACTGGAGCTGTAGAGTTAAAAGGTATAGCAACTGAATCAGGTACCATCGCTTTTTACGTAGGTGCAACTAAAGTTCCGGTAACAGTTGCAAGCGGTACCTTAGCAGCTAACATAGCTACAGACCTAATCAATGCAATCAATGCTAATAAAGATCTTCCAATTACAGCATCTACTTCAACCACAGACACAGAAAATGCTACAGCAATTAAGCTGACAGCTAAGACTGTAGGTTCGTATGGTAACGACATTCTGTTAGCAACTAACAGACAGGGTGCTACAGGTGGTGAAGAAGACATTGCCGGCATTTCACTTACTATTACAGCAATGAGCGGTGGTACTGGTGAGATTGACTATGCAAAAGCATTTAAAGCCGTCGAAACTGAAACCTTCTGGTTCATCGGTTGCCCTGATTCCTCATCTACAGCATTAGATGCTTACAAGAAGGAAATGCAGGACTCTACAGGACGTTGGGCTTATTCTCGTATGCAGTTCGGTCATATCTTTACTGCTAAGCGTGGTGATGCTGAATCATTAGTTACTTTCGGTAAAACAAGAAACGACCAGCATGTAAGCTTGTTTGGTATTGAAGAAAACAATCCTAACCTAACCTTAGAAGTTGTAGGCGCAATCTTAGGTCGTGCTGCATCTTACTACACTAATGATCCTGCTCGTCCTTTACAGACAGGTCCATTAGAAGGATTGTTAGCTCCATCTATTGAAGACAGATTTGGCTTTAATGAGCAGAACACTCTGCTATCTAATGGTATTGCTACTTTATATCAGCAGAGTGGCACTGTGATGATCCAAAGAGCTATTACAACCTATCAGTTCAACTCTTTTGGTGACGCTGATAACAGCTATCTTGATTCAACAATTCTGTACACCTTAGCTGAGATTATCTCGCGCTTAAAGACAGCTATTACATCAAAGTATCCACGTCATAAGTTAGCTAATGACGGTACAAGATATGGCGCAGGTCAGGCTATTGTTACTCCTTCTGTTATTAAGTCAGAGTTAATCGCTCAGTATCAGAAGATGGAAGAGGAAGGCTTAGTTGAGAATGCTGATTTGTTTGCTAAGTATCTGATTGTAGAGCGCGACGCAAATGATGTTAACAGAATTAACGTACTGCTACCTCCTGATCTTGTAAATCAGTTGCGTATTTTTGCGCTACAGGCTCAGTTCCGTTTACAGTATTCATCTACAGATTAAAAGGAGAATAACATGGCACGTGTATCAGGCGTTTGTTATGTCAAAGTGGATGGTGAGCAACTTGAAATCCAAAGCTCATGTGAATATCCATTGTCAAAAATTAAAAGAGAAGCTATTGAAGGTGTTAATGGCCCTGCCGGCTACAAAGAAACAAGGATCACTCCTTTTTTAAACATTGATTGTATTTTATCCCCTGAGTTTCCAAGACAAAAACTAGTAGAAAGTGACGATTTAACTATTGTTGCAGAACTAGCTAATGGCACTGTCTACACTCTGACAGGTGCTTATGTTGAAGGCGACATCACAGGCAATGCAATTGATGGTACAACTTCAATTACCTTTAAAGGCAAGGATTGCAACTGGAGCTAAATATAACCGCCTGTAATGGGCGGTTTTAGGAGACAAATATGTTATTTAAACTGACAACACCAATTAAGACCCCTAACTCTGACAAAGAAATAACTGAGTTAGAACTTCAAGAACCTACTGTAGAACTTTTAGAGAAACTGAATTATCCATACATCATTGATAATGATGGTAACTTACAGTTTAATGCAAAAAAGGTTTATCAGTGGGCAAAAGAGCTCTCTAATTTACCTCCATCAACCGTCAAGAAGATCTCATTCCACGACATGGAAACCTTTAAGAATGGTTTAGCTGTTTTTTTTCTAGCCTCAAAAGAGCAGGCTGCGGAGATTTGGAACAGGTCAGTAACTGGCTCTTTAACTTAGCTTACTCATGGCATCTTGATCCTTTTCAACTCAAAAAGCGCTCTATAACCGATTTGTTAGAACTTGGTAGACAAACAGAGCGTATTCAAGAACAAATAAAACAAATGCGCAAGGAACGTTAATATGGCTGGCAAGACAGTTAAAACCAAAGTCGTTGTGTCTGCACAGGACAAGGCAACACCAGCTCTTTCTAAAATCAAAAAAGAGTTTCGTGTCTTTTCTCGTCAAATTAAAGGACTTGGTAATGAGTTAAAAGGATTAGGTTCAATTACAGCACTACCTATAGCAGGTGCATTTGCATCAGCGGCCGCCATTGTTAAAAACTCTATAGGTTCAATGGTGTCTTATGGTGGTGCTGTAGATGATGCCAGTCGCAATCTGACAATTGCATCTGATGCACTTCAGGCATTCAGATATGCTGCAGATCAATCAGGTTCATCAGCGTCTCAAATGGACAGCGCAATTGCTATGTTAAATAAGAACATGGCAAATGCTGCTAACGGCTCTAACAAGAACTTGGTTGGTTTAATGAACCGTTTAGGCATCTCTATGAGAGATTCTAATGGTAAGTTAAAAGATGCTGCACAGTTAATGCCAGAGGTGGCAGATGCAATTAAGTCTCAGACAACTGCAACACAGAAAGCTTACATTGCTACTCAGTTCTTTGGTAAGTCAGGACAGGGCTTAATTAAGACCTTGAATGATGGTTCGGCTGGTTTGGAAGCACAACGTAAAGAAGCTGAAAAGTTTGGTGTCATTATGGGAGAAGAAGATGTAGCAGCTGCTACATTGTTTGGCGACTCTCTGACACGCACCAGATATGCTACACAAGGCTTGCAGAATGCTATTGGTGGTAAGTTGCTTCCAATACTTCAACCTTTGCTTGATGATTTTAATGATTGGATTGCAAAAAATAGAGAGTGGATCGCAACTACCATTGTTGATGCGATTAAGGATTTTGCTGATTCCTTAAAAGATATTGATCTTAAATCAGTGGTGGCAGGCTTTGTTAAGTTTGTCCAAACCTCAGCCAAAGTATTTAATGCCCTGGGTGGCTTAAAAACTGTAGGAGTGGCTGTAGCTTCACTTTATGGAGTAAAGGTCATTGCGTCCATTATGGGCGTGGGTAAAGCTATGCTGTCATTGATACCAACCATAGTAAGCCTCTCTGCTGCCCTTTGGGCTAATCCTATTGTACTAATCGTAGGTGCCATTGTTGCAGCTATTGGCGGTTTAATTTATGGCGGTTATCAGCTCTACAAACACTGGGACGAAGTTGTAACTTGGTTTACTGGCGTTTGGCAGAATGTAAAACAGGCTGTAGGTGCTTTCTTTGATTGGTACTTAGGTTTATGGGGTATCTCAGCTGATGACGTTATGGCTGTAGTTAAAAGCGTATATGACGCGGTTAGCTCAGTTTTCAGTAAGTTATGTTCTTTTATATCAGATGAATGGAATGGCCTACTTGAACTTCCTGATAAGTTAATGGATGGTTTTAAGAACCTAGTAAGTTTCTTTTCTGATTTATGGGAACAAATCAAAGATTGTTTCTTTAAGCCATTTGCCTCTGCTATGGAAAAAGTATCATCTTTAAAAGATGGTGCGGTAGGTCTGTGGAATAAAGCTACAGGTTTCTTCTCATCAGATGATGATACAGAACAGTCGCAAACAGCATCTATTCAAATGCCAGAACGCACATCAAGAATACTCAATGAACCTATGAGACAACCATCAGCTTTAGATCAGACAATTATCCAGGGTGAAAATAAATCAGAGGTTATTGTCAGAATTAAAACAGATGAAAACTCAAAAGCTGAAGTTGAGCATGAGCGTACTACTGGTGCTTCTCTTAATACCTCTGTAATGGCTGACACAGGCGTGACACGATGAGTTTATTAAATGTTAAGACATTAAGAGAAGCCTCTTATGAGGGGATTCGATTCGATGTTGATTCAGCAACCCTATCTTTTGGTAGAAGAACTGTAACACATGAGTTTCCGCAAAGAGATACCTCTTATGTTGAAGATCTTGGAAAGGCTACAAGACAGTTCTCTATTCAAGGCTTTATTGTAGGTGATGATTTTATTGATCGCTCAAAAAGGTTGATTGATAAGATTGAATCACAAGTAGGCACTGACAGACGTGCCAATCATGGAAAACTGGTACATCCATGGTTAGGTTCTCTTGATGTCACTCCAATTGACAGTCCTAGTATTACTTATGACAGAGCTAAAAGATTTTGTACTTTTACACTTACTTTTTTAGAAGCAGGTAATGAAAGCACAAAGAAAACTACATCATGGGCAAATCAGCTTTTAAGTAAAGCAGATGCTTTATATGCAAAAATTTTTGGCGATTGGACACCTGATAAAATAGCCGGAATTGTTGATGATGTAACCAGTCAAATAAATTCTTGTGCTGCAGTATTATCTAACTGTCAGTTTGCCCAGATGTTTAATCTTGGTAATGATATTCTAGAAATGGGACATGATATTGCTACTTCTTTGTACAACAAGAAGGAACAGGTAAGATCTAGTCTTCTTGGTGCATTAGGTTTATTTCAGTATGCTCAATCAACTACTGATTGGAAATTAGCATCTATCAAGTGTACAGATGCTATTACTTTACCAGTATTAAAGCCAGTTAATGTAGCATCATCAACAGGAACATCTAAAAAACTCTCAGACAAAGAGAGAATAAATGAAGCTGTAGACGAAATTAAAAAGAATTTTAGACTTGTACTTATAGCTAATGCTATGGGTGCTATCAGCATGATTGGTGAAGATAATGATGTTGATACTGACAGTAACAGCAAGAAAACTTTATCAGATGAGCAAATTCTTAAGATTAGAAATAATCTGTTAGATGCCATTGATGCTGAGATGCTAATTCAAGGTACAGATGACAATCAGGATTATCTTGATTTGGTTGACAGTTACGTGGCTGTTTACAAGTATCTAACAGAAATGCTTAACGGTGATTCTGGTATTGAGACTGTAACTCTAAAACAAAGTGAGCCTTCATTTGTTCTAGCTTATGACAAATATGGCGATTCAACTAGAGCTGATGAGATAGCTGAGCGTAATGATGTTATCAACCCTCTTTTTATGCCAGTAGGTGATTTTACCGTATCAAGAAAATAGCTCTTTTCTAATTCTTCACTAAGTTTTTTGAACCTATAATTGGATTAAAAGACAAGTGAGGAATATATGAAAAAGTTATTTTTAGTTATTTTTCTGTTAATTGAAAGTTTTTATATTTCAGGTTGTTCAATATTTGATGAAAACACCAAATTAACTGACAATATTGAAACAAATAAAACAAACACTTCTGTTGTAGCTGATGAATATTTTTTGAAAGCAATGGAAACTTTAAAGAAAAGTGATTGGAAACGTATTATAAGATCTCAGCCTGAAGTGTTTGAGATGACCATTGATGGCAAAACAAGAGAGTGCTACTACGAAGGCAAAAACATAATTTGTGAGTAATAAATGAATGATAATGAAGTTTCTTTAAGAATAGACGGTGAAGATTATAAATATTGGAGTTCTGTTAGTATTACTTCAGAATTAAATACTATTGCTCCAGCCTTTTCTGTAGAAATGGTATCGCAATCAATAAGTTTAAAAAATAATTTAGAACCTGGTCGACCTGTTACAGTAAAAATAGGTGAAGATACTGTTCTTACAGGGTACATTGAACAAACTCCTGTAAGCTACTCAGCAACCTCTGCTAACGTTGGTATTGCCGGACGCAGTAAAACCTGTGATTTAATCGACTGTACTGTAATGATCGATGATCCTAATATCTCTTATGAAAAGCCTGATACTTCAAATTCAAACTATGTAAGTTGCCCTCAGAATGCTGCAACAGAGTACAAGAATGTAGTTCTAGAAACTATTATTGCTCAGCTAATCATGCCTTATGGTATTAAGCTTGTTAATGAAACAAAGCCTTTAACTAAGAAGCGTAACTTCTCAGCAAAGCATGAAGACACTGTATTAAAAGCTCTACAAAACCTCACTTCTACAGAGAATTTGCTTTTTTACGGTAACGAAAAAGGTGATCTTGTAGTTACTGAAAAGGGCAAGCTTACAGCTGATGATGCTTTAGTCCTTGGTCAGAACATTCTTACAGGAGATGCTAGTTTTGATGCAAGCAAAATTTACAAGTACTACAGGGCTGTAGGTCAGGATAAAGGCGCTACAGGTAAAACAGGACATGATGCAAGTAGTCATAATTACATTGCTGTAGATGATAATGTATCCAGAACTCGCCTCTTAACCAAGAAAGTACAGGGCGCAGCAGATACAGCAAAGTGCAAAGTTACAGCTGAAGGAGACAGGGATTATTATTTATCTCAGTTTTTTAAGATTACATATAAAGTTCAAGGCTGGCGACAGTCTACAGGAAAACTTTGGAAGATTAACTCTTTGGTTGATATCAAAGATGATTTTTTAGGCATTGATACTCAACGATCACAAAAGTTTTTAATTACTCGTGTTGTTTTTAATCTAACTGAAAATGAGGGGATGACAACCACTCTTGATGTAATACCTCCTAACGGCTGGAGATTGGAAACTGAGAATGATAAAGAAGATCCTAAAAAGGTCATTATCAAGAAAAGTAGTAACTCCTCAGCTGATTTTTCATGGATAAACAAAAAGCAAGATTTTATGAGTGCATAAATGGCAGCAGATATTGAGCGCGGTACAGTAACCATCTCTAAAAATGACGATGAGTTAAGAGAACTTCAGGTAGAACATCAGAGCGGTGAAGTTCGTCAAGATGTTGAGCACATGGAGCCTTATGGCTTTTCGTCAGAACCTTATACAGACAAGAAAACAGATGCTATTACATTTTACACAGATGAAAGTCACGAGTTAGGCTTTGTTATGTGTGTGGCAGACAGACGTTT